TACAAGAAGAATCTGAAATAGAATGAAATATATAATAATATTATTATTACTTACAGCTTGTAAGACTACAGATATAAATCCTAAAGTTACAATAATAAAAAATATTTTACAAAGTCAGTTGACAAATCAATAAAAATATGATAAGGAGATAATAATGACAGAGTCAAAAAAATATAAGATAAGAGTATTCGGATATGGATATGAAGGTGGAACAACACTATCATTAGCAGGAGAAGTAGATGCAGATAGAATAAATGATGAAGTAATACATTTATGTGTAGCATCACCTAAAACTTTAAACTTTCAAAAAGAATCCTTTTATGATAAAAACAAAGTTAGAATTACATACGAGGAAATAAAATAATTGAATTATAAACAACAATTAGCAGTAGTACAAGGATTATTTATTCCACCTGATACACAGATAAGATTAGATTGTCCTTTTTGTAAAAATAAAAATACATTATCTGTAGACACACAGAACAATAGTATTAACTGGTATTGCTTTCATTCTACTTGTAAAGCAAAAGGTAAACACGATGGAGAAAAAAATATGCAATATGTTAGTAATACTTTTAAAAAAACAAACAAAGACATTTCACAAGAATTTTTTTTACCTGATAGTTTTAATATAGTATCTACTAATAAAAATGCACAAATGTATTTACATAAAAATAATTGTTGGGAAGCATGGTCTTGGGGTAGAGCAGATATTAAATATGATGTTAAACAAGATAGAGTTGTTTTTTTAGTCAGAGATAGAAATACAGATAAAATTGTGGGTGCAGTAGGTAGAGGATTAAATAAAAATGTATACCCTAAATGGTTTATGTATGGTAATAAAAATGTTCCATTTAAATGTGGTGAGTGTGATGATGCAGTTATTGTAGAAGATTGCCCATCTGCTTGTGCAGTATCAAATGTATTAACTGGTATATCTATCATGGGTACTAAACTAAAAGAAGAACATAAGAAACATTTGACACCATATAAAAATTTGTATATATGTTTAGACCGAGATGCTACAACAAAAGCATATGACATGGCAAAAGATTTAAGATCATCAGGGTTTGATAATGTAATAGTTAAACCTTTAGAAGATGATTTAAAGTATTATAACACACAACAAATAGAGGAGATATTTTATGATAGAAAAACAAATGCTTAGATTAATGTTAAATAAAAATTTTTATACACAATATAAAGGTTCTATATCTCCTACAATATTTTCAGGAGACATTAGTTCTTTATTTGAGACAATACAAAAGGCACACGCAAAGTATGAAGAGGATATAAAAGTTGATGAATTATATTCTCTACATACTACGATATTTAATCCTGCACTTACCCGTGCTGCAAAAGAAAAGTTTAGCGAATTAGTAGAAGATATAAAAGAAGTTCAAGAACCAAGTAAAGAAATAGCAAAAGATATAATGCGTATATTATCTGATAGAGACTTGGCACAAAGAATAGCAGTAGAAGCTACAGAAATATTTAATGGTAAACCTGCAAACTTTACTGAGATATCAAGTATGATAGACAATCACAAACAAGGTGATGAAGAAAAGACTCCTGCAGTTACAAGTAATGTAAAAGAAGTATTAGGATTACTTGATGTTACTACTAGATGGAAATTTAATATACCTGTGTTAAAAGAAAATGTAGGTGGTATTGGTGGTGGTAATCTTATGATTGCATTTGCTAGACCTGAGACAGGTAAGACGGCATTTTGGGTTAGCCTTTGTGCAGGACCTGAAGGATTTGCTGAGCAAGGTGCAAAAGTTCATGCATTTATAAACGAAGAGCCAGCTATTAGAACACAGATGAGAGCTATATCTTGTTATACTGGTATGACTAGAGAAGAAATAGTACAAGATAAGGATATTGCACAAAATGCATGGAGTGAAATAAAAGATAATATATCTATGTTTGATACTGTTGATTGGTCTATGGAGGATATAGATGCACATTGCGAAAAACATAAACCTGATATAATAGTTATTGACCAGCTAGATAAAATAAATGTTACAGGGACATATGCAAGAACAGATGAAAAGTTAAGACAGATATACACAAGTGTAAGAGAGATAGCTAAAAGAAGAGATTGTGCTGTAATTGCTATATCACAAGCATCAGCAGATGCACATAATAGAAATAGTATATCATTTGATATGATGGAAAATTCTAAAACAGGTAAAGCTGCAGAGGCAGATATAATAATAGGTATAGGTAGAAACTCAAACTCTGATACAGAAAATAAAATAAGAACATTATGCGTAAGTAAAAATAAAATTAATGGATATCATGGTGAGCCATCTTGCACAATTAGAAGAAGTATAAGTAGGTATGAAGTATGATTAGTGTAGTAGACGTAGAAACATCCTGGCAAGTTACTGAAACAGGTGGATATGATCCATCACCTTTTCATCCTGATAATATATTAGTTAGTGTAGGTATAAATGATGAGTATTATTTTACTAATCATTCTGAAAAAGTAGACAAAGGTTGTTATGATAAGATACAATCTTTATTAGATAAGACTACACTATTAGTTGGACACAATATAAAGTTTGATTTAATGTGGTTATTAGAGTCAGGTTTTAAGTATAATGGAAGAGTTTATGATACTATGTTGGGGGAGTATATACTCAATAGAGGTATTAGAAAAAGTTTAACATTAGAAATGTGTTGTAGAAGAAGACGAATAGGATCTAAGGATAATCGTATAAAAGAATTTACAGACAGGGGTATACCTTTTCAAAATATACCACACAATGTTGTAGAGGAATATGGTAGAATGGATGTTCAAATAACTAGAGATTTATTTAATTCACAAATGGCAGATTTTAAAATGCCAAAGTATAAACATCTATTAATGACAGCGAAGATGATGAATGAATTTTTAGTTGTGTTATCAGATATGGAACGAAATGGTATTAACATTAATCTCGAAGATTTGTATAAGGTAGAAAAAGAATATAGAGCAGAGTTTGCATACCTAAAACAAAAAATAGATAAGATTGTATACAAACAAATGGGAGACACTAAAATAAATCTATCAAGTCCCGAACAACTATCATGGTTAATTTATAGTATTAGACCAAAAGATAAAAAACATTGGGCTAAAATATTTAATGTTGGGATAGATAAATCTACTGGTAAAAATAAAAGACGACCTAATTTTTCAAGAGTTCAATTTAGAAATTTAGTTTCTGAAAATGTAGAAAAAATATATAAAACAAATGCTGAACAATGTATGAGTTGTAAAGGCAAAGGTGTTATAAAAAAAATAAAAAAAGATGGTAGTCCATATAAAAATTATTCTAAGTGTGATGCTTGTGATGGAGATGGTTATAGATATATAAGCATTGGACGAGTTGCAGGATTTCAACAAAGACCTAGAAGTGTTTATGATGTTGCTGAAGCTGGATTTAGAACAGATAGAATTACTTTAAACAAAATAGCTAGTGAAGCTGAAGGTGAGTTTAAACAATTTATAGATGCTATTGTAAGGCATAATGCAGTTGATACTTATCTAAATACATTTGTTACAGGATTAAAAAACTTTACAAATGAAAAAGGTTTTTTACATCCTAAATTTATGCAAGCCATTACTGCTACTGGTAGACTATCTAGTAGAGATCCTAATTTTCAAAACCAACCAAGAGGAAAAACATTTCCTATTCGTAAAGTTGTTACATCTAGATTTAAAGATGGTAGGATATTAGAGGTAGACTTTGCACAATTAGAATTTAGAACTGCAGTTTATCTTGCACAAGATACACAAGGTATGCAGGACATACGAGATAAAATAGATGTGCATCAATATACTGCTGATATAATAGGTGTATCAAGACAAGATGCAAAGGCACATACATTTAAACCTTTGTATGGTGGTGTAACAGGAACAGAAGATGAGAAAAGATATTACACTAAATTTTTAGAAAAATATCAAGATATAAAACTTTGGCATGAGAGATTACAATCTGAAGCAATAAGATTTAAAAGAGTTAAACTACCAACTGGTAGAGAATATTCTTTTCCATATGCTGAACGTACACCTTGGGGTGGATCTACATATGGCACACAAATAAAAAATTATCCTGTTCAAGGTTTTGCTACGGCTGATATTGTACCATTAGCTTGTATAAATATTTATAAGTTAATGAAAAAACAAAATCTTAAAAGTTTACTAATAAACACAGTTCATGATTCTATTATTGCAGATGTTCATCCCGATGAAACATATGTTATGGGTAAAATATTTGACGAAGGCACTTCAAATGTTATACAATCATTAAAAGAATATTATGATATAGATTTTAATGTGCCACTTGACACTGAAATTAAAATTGGTTATAATTGGTTAGATATGGAGGAGGTAGAAATAGTGAAATGAGAAAAACAATAGAAGCTCTAGAGACTCTAGATGAGTATGATGATTCAGATTATGCTGCATATTTAGAATATACAGAGTTAAAAGATAGATGTGTAATAGAGCCATCAACTCTATACATTGATGAGAACCATGAGTTTTTAAGTACATTTAAATACTTTGCACATTCTGATGGTTTAGAAATAAAAATAATAAAAGGAGATACGAGAATATGTTAGAAAAAATAATGAAGTTTTTATTTGCAACTGCGACATTTAGTGTTATATTTGCTATGTGGTATATAACTTTAATTGCAATTTTTGCTTGACTTTTTTATAAAAATGTGGTATAAGACAATAACTAAAATGGAGGACAAATGTCTGATAATAACTTAGTAAATATAAAAGGAATGTCTGATGAACAAATCATGCAGGCAATAGGTCAAGATGATGGATCTAATTTAGGAACTAATATTCCTAGACTAGCTATTAATCGAACACCTGAAGATGACGATGGTAATCAATTACCAGTTGGTCACTTCTATACTTACGATTCAAGTATTGGTCAAAATGTTTATGGTAAACCAATTACATTAAGACCATTCATAAGTGCAATGCAATATATGCACTATGATGCTGAGAAGGGTGAGTACATAAATAGATCTATTATATTTAAAAGCTGGAAAGATGAAGCTATAGATATATTAGGTGGAACTAAGTGTGGTAAGATACCTTTTAAAGAAAGAGCAAATCTTACACCTGAACAGTTAGAACAACAAAGAACTATTAGGTGTTATAAACTTGTTTATGGTTTGCTATCATTTAAAAATGGTAAAACTGCACAAGGTAATGATCACAATGTAGAGAACCTACCAGTTCTTTATAGAGTAACAGGAACAGCATTTTCACCTGTAAGTGCTGCGTTAGATCAACTTAAGAAAAGAAAAAAACTTATGTTTAATTCTATCTTATCACTTGATACTAAACGTCAAAAGAAAGGTGGTAATGTATTCTATGTTCCTGAAATAGCTGTAAATGCAGATGCTAATTTGCAGTTATCTGATACTGATATGGAAACATTAAAGGTATTTCAAGAGTCTATTGATACAGAAAATGAAGAGGTTAGTGGCCTATATAATAGTGCTAAGACCAAGAAATCAAATGGATCTGATAAGATAGATGCTGAGATTGTAAAAGATCTTGATGATGATTTACCTGAAAAGGTGTTAGCAACTTAATGAACGATATACTTATTAAAGTGCAGAAGTATCTTGATGATGTTTCAAAAGGTCCTATACAAGTAGACAAAAAACTTGTAGAGGAGTTTGGTGAGGCCTGTAAAAAGGCCTTACTAAAACAGTTTACTGAAGATAGAAATTCTAAGTTTGAAGTTAGAATGTCTAATGTAGGTAGACCATTGTGTCAATTACAAATGGAAGCTAAAGGTATAAAAGGTGAAGGGCAACCATATAATGTAAAAATGAGAAATACATTTGGAGATCTTATAGAAGCACTAGCATTATTTGTTATGAAATCATCAGGAGTAGAAATAAAAAATGAACAGAAAAAAGTTGAATATAAACTTAATGGAGATAAAATTGAAGGAAGACAAGACGTTGAAATTAATGAAAAGATATGGGATATTAAAAGTGCATCGCCATATTCCTTTGAAAAAAAATTTGGAGAAGAAGGTGGATTTAATGAGGTTGTCAAAGATGATACCTTTGGTTATGCATCACAAGGTTTTTTATATGGAGAAAGCCAAGGTAAAGAATTTGGTGGGTGGATTGCAATAAATAAATCTACAGGTGAATGGACGGTATGTGAAGTACCTAAATTAAACGAGCCATATAAAACAGATGCATTAAACAAAGCTAAAAGTAATTTTAAAGCAATACAAAAAGGTGAACCTTTTAAAAAACAATATGATGATATTGAAGAAACATTTAGAGGTAAACCTACTGGTAATAGAGTTTTGGGCTTTGCTTGTTCGTTTTGCCCATACAAACTTCCTTGTTGGGGAAGTAAATTGCAGTTGTTACCACAACAGCAATCTAAAGGTAAAAACCCTAAATGGGTTTGGT